CTACAGCAAGAACAGCAGCAGGTGGATTTGGAATTCAAACAGCAGCAGTAGTTGCAGGGGGACAATTACCACCTGGAGGTAAATCTAATGCGACTGAAGAATATGATGGAAGTAGTTGGACTAATGGCGGAAATATGGGTACAGCAAGGTCTACATCAGCTTTTGGTTTAGAATCTGCTGGTGTAATTTGCGGAGGAAGTGAACCTACTAAAAGTGATAAAACAGAAGAATATAATGGTTCATCATGGACTTCATCTGGAGTTTTACCTGCAGCAAGAAGTTCTCATGGAACTTCTGGTATTGAAACAGCAGGTTTAGCTTTTGCTGGAGAAGCTCCAGGTTTAGTAGCTACAACTTTAGATTATAATGGTACAACATGGAGTGTAAATCCAGCAACTTTAGCTACTGCTAGATCAAATGGTGGTACAGGTCCTACAGGAACAAATACAGCTGCTTTTTATGCAGGTGGTCAAACACCACCGATAACAGCAATAACAGAAGAATATAATAAATCAGCTAACACAATTACAAGTGCAGCATGGGCAAGTGGTGGTAATCTAAATCTTGCTAGAAACGGAGGAAATGGAGCTGCAACTAATTCAGCAGCAGATACAGGTTTAACATTTGGAGGAAACTATCCTTCAGGAACAGACAATAGTGAAGAATATAATGGAACAACTTGGGCAGAGGGAAATAATTTACCACAAGCTCTATCGTTTATGGGAGGAGCTGGTACTCAAACTGCTGGTTTATCTTTTACAGGTAGAACAAACCCTGGACCAAGAATTGACGATACATACGAATATGATGGAACTAGTTGGGGATCAGGTGGTAATTATGGTGCAGATCAAGCTTACACAGGTGGAGCAGGAACTCAAACTGCTGCATTAGGAGTTGGAGGAGAAACACCTCCAGGAACAGATT